TTCACGTATTTTGCGCCAAGCTCTAGTGTTGCCACCAGTTGACCTTGCACTCATGCTTGCCATTAGTGGTATCCCTTTGCTTGGAAGAATGCCCATGCCTTGCACATAGTGCCATAACGGTGCTTCTGATAGCGAATAGACCAATCCACTTGGCTAAAGCCGTCAAGGTTCTTGTACTTGATATTACGCATTTGGCCTATGCCGTAGTGAGATCCGTTCTTTGCATGTACACGCCAATTGCTTTCTTTAGTGATTAGCTTGTAAAAGCATTGATATTGGCTGTCATTAACGATTCTGCTATGTGCATACAGCTTGAGAGCGTCACGGTAATCGACTGCATGGGCAGAGCTGTGGCCTACCGTTGCGCTTAAGATTACCGATAACAGCAACAGTTTTTTTATTTGTCTTTTAACTGTAATGCTGAAAGAGTAAGAATCATTCTGTCTGAGGATCATAAAATCTCCTGTGACTTGTATGCTTCAGCGTACAGGGTCAAGTCAAGAGTCATGACATAAGTGCTGGTCAGAACGGCGTTGCGATTCTTTCCACACACCTGTGGATAACTTTTGTGCATAACTATTGATCCAAAACTAAAGACTCATCAACTAGCTTGATTCCAAATGTGCCGCAGCCTGAGCATTGGCTGAACCACTCATGAAGCGTTAGCTCTGGCGATTTGCTGAGTAGGTGCAGCTTTCGGCCGTCACCTAGCATTACTGCACAAACATGACAATCAAATATGAGTTGCTGCATAGTTGCTCCTTAATAGATCCTCAATTGGATTTAAGTTGTCTTGACCAATCCACCAGCTGTCTTGCTGGCTATTCTTGAAATGCTTTTGCATGGCCATTTTGATTGGTAGCCAACCAGCAATGTGATAATCAGGCGATCTGCCTACCACTAACACTGCCACATCATCTACTCGATCATTGGGATAAATGATTAGAGATCCGTTGATATAGCTTGTCCACTTGACTTCTAGGCCTTTGCCTACGTCGGCATTGCGTTTGCCATTAGATACGTTTATGTCAAAGTCAAGGCCAAAGTACCTCGCTACGACCATTTCAGCGCCCAGAGATTCTGCATACTCTGTAACGCGTTCATGATTATTTAGCTTTGTGTTGTATCGCTGGACTGTGCTCAAATCGTCAAGAGAAAACACGACTTGCGCAGCTCTGTTATGTATAGCCCATTCGTCCGCAGCTGTAATCCTCATGCGGATCATAGGTTTAGCCTGTTTTCGCATGGATTGCAGATCCATTGGACTAGGCCGTCATCTCTTAGGTACTCATTGCAGAGCACGTCATCATCACATAGATCGCAATTGGTATAGCCCCATGATCCTGCTTGCAGATTATAGATATGGCTCATTTTTGGCACTCTAAACAAATCCACAAAATGCCGCCCTCTTCACGTCCGCCTAATTTGGCCGCAAAGTGTTGGCCTCGATCGCACCATTCAATTGCCGGTGGATTGACTACGTCTCGTAGCTCTGTGCCGTCTCTTTCAATACGCAGGCGCTCGCCTGTCTGTAGATGAATCATCTCAAAGTCGCCCATGACTAAACCTGAGGCTTCCACTGGCCGTCAGAGGCAAGGACAAACCACCTTGGCGGACATTGCTTAGGCTTGCTTTTTTCGACGCACATATAACCGCCCCAAGCCTTGCCGCCCTTATCGCCTGTACGCCAGACCATGTGACCATGTGCGCAGATTGGCGCAGCTGAGGCCTGCACTTCTCCCAGTGTGGCTTTGATTTCTGCTACAGCTGTTTTTGCAGTTGTGAAGCCCTCTTCCCAGATTGGCTTTGCCCAAGGATCGTCCTCAACAAATGCTTTTGGCATGTGCTCGACTTGCTCCATTGACTCAAGGCTAGGCTTAGTTTCTGTGCCTAAAACCACACTACAACAACGCCCAATCGCAGAGCTGACTGTGTCCTCGACGTACCAGCGTTTCATCTGGACGTTGTAAGCCCCAACCATGCCATGTGCGTAATCAATGGCGGCAGGCTTCTCATCTTCATAACGCCGATAAATACGGCACTCAATAAGAATGAAGCCCTTTTCGGCATTCCAGTCAATTATTGAAGTCTCGATCCGGTTTGTCGGATAAGTTGCGTGAAGCCTGATTACCTTCTGGTTGACCGTCTCATAATTGTCCAAGAAACTCATGATCGGTTTGCCCACTTGCTAGCTGAAATCTTGCCTCGTACAAAGCCCACGCGGTTGCCCTCTTTAAGGCCAATTGTGTAGCCGACTGTAAAGCCAAGTAAAACGCCAATCATGATCCACATAAATACTTCTGCCATGCTGTACATATTTGCTCCCGTTCAGAGAGCTACTGTGCTTCGCTCCCTGCCATAACTGTGAAGCAAAGCTGTGACAAGGTCAAGGATTAGGCGTAATTTTGGGCGTGTCGGTATGTGTTTTGTCCTTAAGTCCGTTGGACGCAAGTACGCCGCCCAGTGATCCAGTTAAGAAAATGGCCAAGGTTTTAAGTAAGTCTATGAAAGCTGCGTCATTGGGCGCTTGAGCCGCAACTGGTTGGGTCACAAATATCAGGGCGTAAGTGATTCCAAGAGTCACAATTAAGAAAACGATTGAAAGAGTCATGCCAATAAACAAAATAAGCCTTGCCTTGATTTCTTCTGGTGTAAGCCGTTTTTGATACCTAGGGCGATTTTGGTTGTGGTCTAACAATGTCTCCAAGTAAGTCCTCTGTGCAGATACCTTGCGCTTCGCACCTTGGCCGTTGGCATTCATCATTTTCCCAATTCTCAAATTCTTGGCATGGATAACGCGTATAACCTTGATAACTACAAGCCGACAACGCTACGGAAAGGCCAACCGCGAGCGCCGCCGCTTGCAGTTTTCTGATCACTTGCGACCATAAACCTGATCATTAGGATTTAACCAGCGCATAAGTACCGGCACGACTGCCGCAACACCAGCGGACAAAATTGCCTGTGGATCTGTCACACCGGCCATATAGACTGCTAAACCGGCCGCAATAAATGACCGCGCATAACTGGCAAGCATTGGCTTTAATTCTTTCATTGTTTCTTCTCCTTTTTGACTGCCTTGGGCAGCTCTACAATAGGAAATTCTCCACTGTGCTCGACAAACTTTGGTCTAGCAAAACCAACTATTTCTTTGCCTAAAAATCTCTCTTTAATCATGACCATTCCGCCGTTGCGCTGGTCGCCATTGCCTGACGTATTGCCCTCAATACATAGAACGCTCTTTAGTCCAACTTTGACCACAATGCCAATATGGCTTATCCGATCGACGCCGTCATGCGGAAAGTCCATGAAGCAAAGGTCGCCCAGCTTTGGCACTTCTTTCCAGCGTCCAAGATCCTTCATCTTTTGAGCACCTAAAGCTGTGCTGACCATGCTTGGAATTTTGACGCCGGCTTCATGTGCACACCAATTGACAAAAGAGCCGCACCAAGGCAAACCGTCGGCCTTTGTGAACTTCCCGTATTTGGTTAGATTCTCGCCTTTTTCGACTGTGCCAATTTCTTCAACCGCAACTGCAATTATGGCTGCGGCTGTACCTTGCGGATACGTCATGACAATAAAAGCAACGCTTCGTCGGCGGTTATGCCAAGACGCGCAAGCAATGCAGCCTTTAAAGCGGCCTTTGTTGCTTCGTCTGCAAGACGAGCAATATTAGCTTCTTGTTCAAGTTTATATTCAGCAAATTCAGCCGAGTTCATTTCGCGCTCAAGCTCTTGGCCTGTTTCAGCATTGTGAATTTTTATCATTGGCTTAGTCATTATTTAACTCCATATAGAACGTAATTTCCTGCACTGAAAGTTCCTGATAAAGGTTTTAACGTCAAAGAACTTATTGCCGCTGCGCTGTTAAACATACCAACAGACCAAGAACCTGCCTTAGTTCCGCTATAAAGTCCTGCGCCGTTAGCAATAAATCCGTGAATTTTGCTGGCTGCATAATCTTCAATTTGGATAATCATTGTGCTGCTATTTGACGAGGTTTCGCATAAAGGAACTGACATAATAAATGATGAAGCGGTATTTGACGAGGAAATAGTTGTAGTGCCCGATTGAATTTGAGTGTAAGTGTAATTTGAGCCAGTGTCGCCGTTTGCTTGTAAGGTTAAATTATCTTGGACACTGCCTTGATAACTTGTTACTACTAAAACAAGTTTTCTGTAAGCGCTTGAAATTGAACTAATTGTCGTGCTTGCCCCACTTAGTGATCCAGTTGCCAAAGATGTATAAGAGTCAGCAGCAACTGTTGCCCATTTCATGCCTGTAGCAGCTGTCGAGTCAGCCGTTAACACTTGATTATTTGTACCTATTGCTAAGCGGCTGACCGTATCGGCAGCAGTAGCGGCAATTAAATCACCTTTAGCGTCAACAATACTTTTTGCTATTGCAGCATTGGCATTGGTCAGCATTTGCGTATCTACAGCTTGACCAAAGACGTCAAAATCCGCCGGTAAGTCTGTGACCAAATCTGTCGAGCTTGGCATAACAAAGCCGTAGTTGGTAGTTGGATTAGCCATTTATTGTCCTTTCAATCATGCAACGATTGTCGCATATTCCCATTCCAAAGTTGGCGACACGCTCGCCCACGTTTCTGCGATTGGCACGTCGCCCCATTGCATTGCTTGCAGCGAATAAGCCAAAGGCGACATGATTAAAGTGACCGCTAATTCGTTGTAACTAGCTCTAAACGTAAATCCTTCAACAAAACCTTGAAACCTTCCGCTGGCCATATTGGTTGGCAGATTGTTAATTGCCACTGGTTGACCCATAAAGACGCCCAAAAGGCTATTTCGATCGCCGTCGTCAAGCTCTGGATTTG